AAAAAAAAAAAAAAAAAAAAAAAAAAAAAAATTTTAAAAACTTTAAAAAACTAAAAAAACTATTAAAAAAAAATTAATGTGAATAGTAAAGTTTCCTTTTTTTATAGGCTTGTTTTTTTTTATAAAATTGACAATGCTTTCAAAAAGTATAAAATAAAAATAAGATAACAAAAACTAAACATAACGTCAAAAAACGTGAAAAAAAATTATACTAACCCGAAAACGGGAAAATTTATTGAAGACAATCCCGGGAGACCTCTGGGAGCGAAAAATAAACTTACTTTAGTCAAACAAATGGATGCGTTACTCGATAATTTTATTGCGGGAAAAAATTACACCTTTCGCGAAGCTTTAAATAAAAAAATTCTAAAAAAAATGATAGTCGACGGCGACAGTATAATGATTAAGGAATATTGGCAACAGAGAGACGGAAAACCAACCCAAAGAGTAGAGAATGAAATTGATGCGAATTTAACAATAAATTTATTAAATTATGCCCGAGATAACAATCCCCCACCTATACCAGCCGAGGGATTACCAACTCCCGATACTACAGGCGATTGACAAAGGATATAAGCGAATAATTCAGGTATGGCATCGGCGGTCTGGGAAAGAAAAAACCGATATTAATATTGTGGCGAGAGAATTAATGCGACGTAAGGGCGGGTGTTATTACATTTTCCCGACATATTCGCAAGGCGAAAAAATATTGTGGAACGGGATCGATAAAAATGGATTTAAATTTTTGGATCATTTTCCGAAAATTTTAAGAAAAAAAACAATCAATGACGCAATGCTAATTGAGTTAATTAATGGGAGTACTTTCCAAGTTATCGGGGCTAACAATATTGACTCTATAGTAGGAACTAATCCAATAATCGTGGTATTCTCTGAGTATTCTTTACAGGACCCCCGTGTATGGGATTATATGCGTCCTATATTAGCTGAGAATGATGGCATTGCGATTTTTAATTTCACGCCAAGAGGGGAAAATCACGCCAAAGATTTATTGGACTATGCAAAAACTGACCCTGACAACTGGTTTACCTCACTTCTAACCGTTGATGATACTGGGGCAATTTCGAAGAAAGCGATAGAGCAAGAAAGAAAAGAAATCATTGCGAAAAATGGGGATGACAGTATTTTTTTACAGGAATATTTTTGTTCTTTCACTGCAGGCGTCAGCGGAAATTATTACCATAAATTAATCGATACAATGGAAAAAGAAGGCAGAATTACCACGGTCCCGTACGAGAGTAATCTATTAGTCGACACTTGGTGGGATTTGGGAATTAATGACTCTATGACAATCGGTTTTTTCCAGAAAAATGGCAAAGAGTGGCGAATGATTGACTACGAAGAAGGAAGTGGCGAAGGATTGAATTATTACATCCAGATTTTGAAAAATAAAAATTATCAGTATGGGAAACATTACGCTCCGCACGACATCACCGTCAGGGAACTTGGAACTGGCAAGAGCCGATATGAGACTGCTTGCAATCTTGGAATAAATTTTGAAGTTAAAAAGGAAAATGAAAAAATAAAATCAGTAGTGCCGATGTTGAGCGTTCAGGATGGTATCGACGCATTAAGGGTTAGGCTTGGGAGTCTTTGGATTGATTCGAGAAATTGTCAGCGGGCAATTAAGGCGATTAAAAACTACAGCAAAGATTTTGACGAAAAAAATAAAGTCTACAGGAATAATCCTCGGCACGACTGGTCAAGCCATTGTTCCGATATGATGAGATACTGGGCTATTACTCCAGATGAGAACGCCAATAACATAGAAACCCCCGACCCGTACTTTGATCATTATGGAACTTACTTTAAATTATAATTTTTTAAAAAATGAACTACAAAAAAGAAAAGAAAAAGAAAAGCGAAAAGGAAAACGAACAGCAATTGCTCGACTCTGTTTTGAAAAAAATAACTGAATATACACAATACACGTCTACTGATAGGCAGGTTATAGATGAAATTAGTAACACCTATATTGGGAGGGAGGACTCGAATACCAGAACTCCCTACAAAAATTCTGAAACAATTCCGAAATTAAGAACGGAGGTTAATTTTATCAAGCCTTTTATTTTTTCGGGGGATCCTGAGTTTGAAGTTGTGGGGCAGGAAGATAATGATAAGACATTAGCTTATATAATTGAGAAAATTCTTAATTGGAGACTCACACACATAGAGGATTATTATAATAAAATAGAAGATTGGGTTCATCAAGCGGTGGTATTCGGTTTTTCGATTATCAGACCAAACTGGAATTTTCAAACTAAGGAGAACCAAGATGGCACTGAGACACCTATAATTGACGAACCGACACTTGAGGTCCCTGAGATATTAGATATATTTTATAATCCCAATGTCAGTTCGGTTAAGGAGCAATATTGTTTAGTTTTTCGCTTAATTTTAAATCTGGAAAATGTCAAAAAAAATAAGATGTATAACTATACTAACGAGCTGGGCAAACTTAATCGGGATGAACTCAAAGCAAAAAATAAAAATACTAAAACAGGTTACAATTCTACTTACTCAATTGCTCAAAATAATTCAAGTAATGTTATCGGGGATGGACTCATTGAGATAGTTGAAAGTGTCTCTAGGGATAGGATTATTACAATCGCTAGGGGAGAGAAGGATTTAGTTTTGCGGGACTCCAAAAATTATGATGGAGTTATTAACGCTGTTAAATTTGTCTTCGAAAAGAAACCATTCCCGAACAGGTTCGATGGTTTCGGCGTTGGGCATAATGTGAAAGGCTTAGGCACTTTATTTTATCGGTTGTTAAATCAATCCTTGGATAATGTCATACTAGCTAATAATCCGATGTTTATTTTTCGCAGGGGGGCTAACGTTAACAAAAGTCAATTAGTGGCTAAGCCGGGCGGAGGTATAGCCGTCGACTTAGATAAAGGAAGTTTAGACGATAACATTAGACCGATAATGTTCCCAGACTTGAAACAGGGCATAATTGAGTTAATGAACAAGGTGGATGATGAGCATAAAAGGGCGAGTGGAGCCAGTGATTTAATTCAAGGCTCAACTTCGAATAAGACACTCGGGCAAGATGAAATAGCTCAAAGCAATGTCTCGAGAAGATTTGACTTAATCGTTAGAAGATTTAAAAAATCCTTTGCAGAATTAGGAAAAATGTTGTTAGATATGGAACTAAAAAGATTGCAGAGTGTTGATTCCGATATATTGAAGATATTCCCCGAGGAATCTCGTGAGGATATTTATCTTCTATTAGTTAACGAAGCAAATAAAGTAAAATGGGATATTACTGTTAAGGGGGAGACCAATGTGACACAGGATAAAAATTTACAAAGCAGAAGGCTCATTGATTTATTAAACTTATCAGCCGATATTTTGACAAATAAAGAAAAGAGAGCATTGCTGAGACGAATAGCAGAGAGACAAGGAGAGCAGAATATTGATGACATAATAGCGGAAAGCGATCCAATGATGGAAGAGCAAGAAAGAATGCAAGCACAACAAGAGTCGCTAGATCCTCAAATGTTGCCGACTCCTGGAAGTAATCAATTATAAAAAAAATATGAATAATGATGAAAAAGAAAAAGAATTTTATAAATTAAGAGACCTTAAAGGCAATATCGAAAGTGAAGCTTTTCAGGAAATGATTATCAAGCCGATATTTACGGAATTGGAAAGTCTTAAAAACGCTTACGATTGCCAATCATTAAGGGAACTTTCTGAAGTTAAGGGAAAAAAAATCGGTTTGAAATTCATAATAAAACTATTCAAACAAATAAATACCGATTATAAGAATAGTAAGTTTGATTTACAAAATAAATAATTATATAATATAAAAAAATGGACAACAATACAAATACGCCTCCTTCAAATGAAGACACAGGCGACAAAACTATTGCCCAAAATAATAAAAGCGAAAATCAGACAGCTGAAAATAAAGAAAGTCAGCAATCTGAAGGTAGCCAAGAGGCTCCCCTATTTGCAGGGAAGTATAAATCTCAAGAAGATTTAGAAAAAGGGTATAAGGAACTTGAAAGTAAATTAGGTGAGCTAGGTCAAAAAGCCAGCATTACTGATTTACTGCAAGAAAAATTTAATGTTAGCCCTGAACAACTGCGGGCAAGAATAGCCCAAGTTGAGCAAGAGAAAAAACAACAGTATTATGATGAAAATCCTCTTGCTCCTGTCTTTGATGAACTTGACAGTTTGAAACAAAAAATTGAACAACAAGAGACTGAAAAGTTTCTTGCTCAAGAAGAAAAAAAACTGGATAGTTTTATTAAGGAAAACCCGGAATACGAACCTTTCAGAGATAAGATTTTAAGGCTTGGCTTATCAGAAGAGCAACCTTATGAAGAAATCGCTGTGGAATGGTTTGGTAAAGCTAGGGCTCAGGGTCAACAAGACGCATATAACAAAATTGAAATTAAACAACAACCAACATCTTCAGGCGGGCAATCAGGAGGGCAAAGAAGATTTTCTATTGAAGACTTAAGAACTATGTCTTCAAAAGAATTGGAACAAATCCTTCCGCACGCTTAAAGATACAATAATAATATGCCAGCTGCAACATCAGCTAATTCCACTACATCAACGCTTAGTCCGGAGATGAGTGTGTATTACGATAAAGTATATCTAGAAAGATTAATAATGGAACAAGTGTATAATTTTTTGGCAATTAAAAAGAATATTCCAAAAAATTCAGGAAAAACAGTGTCTTTTACCAGACAAACAGCCTTTACACCGAAAACAACTTCTTTAACAGAAGGTACAAATCCTACAGGAACTCCATTTTCTTCAGCTTCAGTTACCGCTTCTTTGGCGCAATATGGAGACTATGATTCAATCAGTTCTCTTTTCGAACTAACGTCAATAGACCCAGGGCTTAAAGAGAAAGCTGAAACAATGGGTCAATGGGCTGGAGAGTCTATGGACACTATTTTAAGAAATGTAATGTTCTCAGGCGGAACAGCTCAATATGTTGGAGCCGGCGGAGCAACGGGAGTGGGTGCTACGGATTATGTAACAGTGTCAGCATTGAGAACAGCTGTTAAAAACTTAAAACTTCAAAAAGCTCCTAAATTTGACGCTCCTGAAGGAACAATTAAGGGTGGAGCGTATAGAGCTGTAATTGATAGTTATGGGTGGGACGAGTTAATGGGAGATAGTGCAGTTGGGAATTTCACAACAACCAATATTTATGCTTCTAATGA